GGCACTTCTGACTCCGTACCTTCGTGGCCTCTGTTGCTCAGAGGCTCGAAGACGGCGCCACGCAGTGGTTCAGCTGAACACCACTACGTAACGTAAGGAACTCGGGAGCTGATCCCCGAGTGGTGGTTGCACGTTTTACAACCTAGGTATGTACATTATGTACACTTGGCATGTAATGAATCTCACGATCCATTCCACACCACAACAATTCATCCTGAGGTATGGGTTCATACGCGAAACTGCCATCGCGTATTCTCTGGATGAAGTGTTGCTCAAATGCAACCTGGGCAGAAGGCAATATTCCTGAACGCTTGCCAAAATCTACCCGTATTCTCTCGTCTACTGGTTTGATCTGCATACATTCTGCGTCTGATATCTTCATATCCCGCAGAATGAACCGATCCTGACATATTCTTCCCATCGCCTTGCTGATCTTGACTTGCGGCCTCAACAGTTCAATTAACGCCTGACAGATTGGACCCACAATGGGAGTGGTGCCGTCAGTATAATTGTAACTGAGCGCCTTAGCCAAAAGCAATTCCTTGAGATCACCAACAGACAAAGTTATATGCAACTTTGATAATGTGCGAATTGGGTCACAATAAGATTGCAATCCGCCGCTGGTATGAGATAAGAATCGCCCGCAAAACGAAGCCTGGGATATATCAGTGGTGACAAACAACTTGACTTTGAACCCCATACAATCAAACAACTGGAGCCGGTTTGCGTACTGTGCGTTATCGACATCAAGCCCTATCAATCCATCATCTCCTTCATGAATCGAATCGAACCTAACGTCGCGCAACACAAACCACGTGTTGAAATAATTGATGAGTCCATTGCCAATTGAGGTGTGAGAGTCCCCAGAACACCTGGTTCCGATAATCTTATAACAAAGCCCGGTGTCAGAGATACCAAAAGTATCTGACGCTAAATGCAGGGCTCTGGCAAAGACTTCATCGCCAGGGAAGTAGGACATGAGAATGACATCTTGAACACATTTAATCCAGTCATAGGATATGGTCATGTCAAAACGTGAATAGTCGGACTCCACAAAAGTGTGGGAACCTAAAAACCTACTCATCTTGACGTCGCGTGACCTGAGATCGCATCCTTTGACTAGAAAAGGGACACTGTGCAATTGGTGTTCTATGGCGGATATATAAGGACCGATTATGGAGAGAAATGCATCAGTCCGAGGTGAAATGTTTCGTGGGTCCGTCATAGTGGTTGAAGTTTCCATTTTGAGAAAGCACTTAACGATTGCGTCGGCTTTCTCGAGCCTGCCCTTTTCGAGCACGCCATTTCTCGCGTCGGTTAGCTCTTTCTGACGCTTGATCGGATACCGTTTCACCCATTTCTGGAACGGCATCGGCGTTAGAGGTTGAGTCTGAATGTGACCGAGAAATTCTCTGACGTTGTTGAGCACAGGGCTCGCTCTGTGATACCCCTTGGGCATTAGCGGTACATGTTCCGGCTTTACCTTGAGATGTGAATTTCCCCAGATGCTGGAGAGGATCTCCTCGGTATTTTTCGTAGCAGGATACCGCATGTAGCAAGCAAGGTTTGCATCCGAACAGAGTGAGTTCTTGCCCGAAGGGTTTAACGGGTCCTCCTTCAAATGTACAGTTCCATCTGGAGGTGGTGGACGGGTCAGGCAGGAGGTACAAGGTCCAATCCCCCACGTCTTGGGTAATTCCTGAGTGGATGTCTTCGGGCACAACGTTATTAGAGCATGACCGTTGATCGGTTGCTCCGGTTTCTCGCTGTACATCACATCCCACCCGAGAGCTTGCAGGCAGAGTATCTGTTTCATCAAACAAATCCCTGGCAAGGCTGGAGTCCAAGAGCATGGGCTTCGTGTCGCTGGTGTTTTCCCCGTCAGCAGCGGGTGAGGGACAGGTTGCAGTGCCAGCACTCTCTTTTCCATCGATGTTTGCACATTGACGTCCGTCCGGGCTGGCACTGCTGACGTGTTCTGCACCAGTGGTGGACACATCAGTCGGGCGGACGCTTTGAAAGGGCATGGTGGGTTCCGGTCGGAGGGGATCTCGAACTTCCACATTCTTTGCAACACTGTATACAGTGTACGCAGGTGCAAATTTCTGCGGGAAAGTCCATTTGGGCATCGAATTGAAATTTGACAATCTTGTGATACCAATGCCCAATGCATACTTGACTCGTTCGTAAACGCTCGCATCAAAAGGAAGGTTTGTTCCGATGGAGGGCCCAACGGTTACAGCAGCTTCGTTGACGCGGGAACACAAGTAAATGCACCACAAGTCGAGATCTTTGACGGAGCATGATTCAGCTAGCAACTTACTCCTAAGGAAGGAGGCTGCTATGTCATACAATTTGGTCTTATCTCCTGACTCAGTGGCCAATCTGGTGGCAATGCCGTCAAGATGAACACGCTCAATGGTATCATCATTGTCTAAGCACGTGACGAGGTCATGCGCTTCGATAAATGTTTTACCACTGATGATTGTTTGACGGGGTGCCGGGGTTGGGACGCCGACGCTCTGACAATAGAAAGGAGTCCAGATTTCATAATCCAGACCACAACTTGTCTTACGAACGGCGATGCACTCGAGTTCGGTTCGGTATGGGAAACTGAAGCCACAATAATCAACACCACCTGCGGTACGCTTGTGGGCATGCCTCTTTGATTTCGTGGGTATGAGAATATGGCTTCCGTTATCAATGATGGTTTTGACATCATCGATTGTGGGTACCCCTGATTTGAGCAATCCTCCGCGAATTGGTTTCGTGAGCTCATAATCAGCAAAACGGGCGAGATACTCCGCATCTGTCTCCTTTGCTTCACCGTTATAGACCCTTGGGGGCAACAGTGCTGGTATGGATTTGACTCCGTACTGACGCACCGCATTACCTAATCGACGCAACCCAAAGCCATTGATCCAACAGATCACAGCCCAAGCAGCGTACGCAGAGCAAGCACAGGAAGTTAAGGTTAGGAGAAGTGTCTCTCTCCAGTGGAACCAAAATATGACGCGCAAGCTATCATAATTGAACCCTAGTTCCACGTGATACATCCCTGATCGAAAAGCAGCAATGCACAGGGGTCTCTGGTACTCACCAAGTACGACCTTCCTGGCATCACACCCATACCCTGAGATCCAATCTGGCCCATACCACCAAGTATAGGCCTGTTGATAAAACAGATCTCCGACTGTGCCTGATATATCGAAGTGCCATTGGGGCAGTCCGTATCTAACGGCAGGTCGTTGGGGGGTGCGTTCAAGGGAGTATGGATCAACATCAACGCCGGAGAGAGAAGCCGGAACACGGAAAAACAGCTGAGATAACATGTCGAGGTCGTTGATGTGGGTGATCACACTTTGTTTCGCTGTGTGAAATCGCTGAATTTGTTCAGCAGGAACAAATTCGAAGAGGGTGCCACAGTTTTGAAACGCAACTATGGCAGAAAGCGTGAGAACGAGGATTGATCCAGACATTCTATGGTGGTTAGCACGATGCTCTACAACAAAGGTCCAACTTCTTGTGAGTCGGTCACATGGGCAAACCAGAACACATCGACAGGCGAGGTTGCTACCCCCGATAAGCTATTATACCCGTCTTACACACACGCATACACTCTCCCAGGTCTCAACCGCGCCAAAGTATTTATCCATTTTACACCAGATTTAGGTGACATACAGAGGCGATTGTTTGCTCCCGACGGCACACAAGATGACAATTGTCGAGAAAGTCATCGAGGAGGTTACCGGCTGGGTATGGACAAAGGCATGAATGAAAATTCACTGGTTTCATGGAATGTTCTCAGGCACGGCGAGCCGCACTGGTGCTACGGGTGGAGCCTCCACCCGCGTCTACCAACACCAATACTGCATCCGAGCGTGTTGGCAACTCGGATG